AACCAGCTACTGCTAGTTCGATAACATACTTGTTATCTTCTACCTTACGAATATTGTAGGGAGGATAGTTAGGAATGTTTTTGGTCACGTCGTCATGGAACTTGGCCATGCGATTGTAGGTGTCATCGAAACCTACGAATAATTTTTCAAAATCTTTAAACATATCGATAGGATTGCTTTTAAGCATAAGTGTCATTTAAGTTCTCCTCGTAAGCGAGATTAAGTTTGCCAACCCATATGGCGTTGGCACCAGTGGATATTTAACTAGCCTTCACTGGCATGCTAGTTCCCATCCCGGGAATACATAGTTATTTATGCAGCTTTATCTAGTTTTTTCTTGCCGATATTGTATTTTGTTTCTAATTTCCACTGATCTTTTTCTTTAAAACTAATCACCTTGATCTGATTTAGCGGTGCCTGATTACGAATTGCATCATAGTCCAGAACCTTAATCAAACCCCAATCTACAAGTAGTTTTGCTATGGTGTTTCTGCGTTCAATGTCGTTGTCGGTCAGATCTGCTGGTTTCCCATCTAGCACAAACAATTCCTTGAAGTGTACTATGAAGTAACGTCCCTGTTTGTGTAGGATATGACAGCTCTGATACAGCACATTATCTTTGCGTGATGCTACGCCAATACGTGTTAGTGTTTCACGTACCTTTAAAAAATCGTCAGGTTGTACTAGGGAAATTTCTAGAGGAACATAGCCTGGAAAATCAATCTTGAAAAAATCCTCAGCCATTTAAGCCACCTTTTCTTGTCTTTCTTTTCATGGTTTCAATATCTGCTTCGGACAGTAGGGGCAAAACTTGGATGGCTTTTACATTGCTATATCCATAGTATGCTTGAACAACTTCTACCGCGTCAACAGTCTCAGGCTTGATCCACTTATTGAATCTTTTCTTGGCCCTAATGATATTTATAAAAAAGTCGTACTGGAGTTTATTGTCCAGATGAGCTCTGGCATTCATTTCATTGGCAAAGATTATGGTATCTCGACCCATGCTTAGGGCTCGATTCACCATGTAGGCGCTGTATTCCTTTTCGGTACGGTCATCGACCATTAAATTTTCTTTAGTCTCCTGAACACTGCGAGCGAAATCAAAGGGACTTAGTTTGGCTATCTTGTAGTCTATATCTTCGGGGATAGGCCGATCAGCTACTTCAGCATCAAAAAACTTCATTTTTCAACCACTCTTTGGCAAAGGATCTTGCTGTAAAGATATCTTCAAAGTAAAGTTCATCCTGATGTTCATTGAGTACATTGTAGCACCAGACTCTAAATCCACCAAAGGTTCTTGAACTAATTACCACTGTCTTGTATTCGTTCTTTAGAGTTTCGGTCATGATTTAAACTCCATGTCAGCCATTATTTCGGTTAGACAGGCCACTAGATTAATTTCCTGGTCGACTACAAAGGCACTCTTGTACTGATAGTCAGCCAATAGTATAATCAGCTGTGGTACACTATTGACCTGATTGGTCAAAGTATCATAGATCTTACGAAACACTGCATTGGGATCGTCATTGTTATTTACTACCCAGGTACGCATGCTCTTGAAGTCTTTTTCCTTTAGAGCCTTGACTAGCTCATCGAAACTAGAATCTGAGATGCTGGTCAGGACACTGCTGTCTATGTTGCCAGAGCCAGCGTGTCGTTGCAGATCATTAATGGTTCGTCTATAATCTGGAAAATGCTTCATGACTACTGCGGCTACGGCCTTTTCGTCATAGGTAATATTCTCATGATCCAGAATAAACTTAACACGCTTCATGAAGCGAGAAGCTATGGCAGGTTTTTCGGACTTGGCAATCTTAAATTCAATGACTACCAGTCGACTCCAGAGCGGCTCAATGATTCGATGCTTGAAGTTACAGGTAAAGATAAACCTACAGTTGGCACTGAACTCTTCGATAAAGTTTCTTAGAGCAGGCTGTGTGGCCGGAGTCAGATAGTCGGCCTCATCTAGAATTACAACCTTAACTCCGCCACCGAAACTGACGGTGCTGGCAAAGTCCTTAATTTTGGTTCGAAGAGTATCAATACCACCGTCCAGGCTGCCATTGATAACAATAAAATCAACTCCCAGTTCTTCACAAAGCGCCTTTGCTACAGTAGTTTTACCGGTCCCTGCAGTACCACACAGGAGCATGTTCTGTATCTGTCCCTTGTTGATTTGATTCTGAAATACTTGCTTGAGATCATCGGGTAAAATACAATCAGCCAAAGTACGAGGACGATACTTCTCAACCCACAAAAACTGCTCATCACGAATTTCCATAACAACTCCATAATTATTTTTGTTTACTACTCACCCCAGAATTTTTTCTTGTTTAAAAATCCTAACTGTTCCAATAGTAAGACCATATCCCAGGCCTTACCAACAAAGTTGTGTTGAAAATCATTCCAATTGTCCTGTGAACCAGTCTTGCGTTCGGCCAGGATCTTGGCAATGTACTCGATGTTTTCTTTGGCTTTGTCGGTCATACTGTGCTATCCGGATCACAGGCTAACCAGTATTCGAGATTCTTGGTCTCGTGCTTGAAGTGCATGACCTTTTTCTTGCTTACGGTTACAGTATAGGCATCAGGAATAATCTTGAAGATATCAACACCAAAGAACACATTAAAATCTTCGAAGCCTGGTCCGATTACCTTTTTATAGCTATTGGCCTTGGCATTCTTTTTATCATGAATGCTAAGCACAACCTGATTGAGTTTGCTGGTTACAAAGACATTGGGGCTGGCCGTAATGGCAATGGCCTTTTGCATGGTCTGAACGTCGTCGGCGCTGAGCTTGAACTGAAACAGATTATCGAGCTCTATGCTCTTGTCTGCTGGCGGAGCTGTGACAAGCCTTGGATCTGAATAAAAGTATTCAAAGTCACCACCATTTTTTCCAATCTTTAGACTCTCTTCATTGAACTCAACTTCGCACTTGTCGTTTAAAGTCAGAAGAGCCAAAAGGCTGTTTAGATCATAGATAGCTACTTCGCGAGGAAAGGTTTCGGCTACAGTTGCGCTGGCAAAGATGTTCTTGGCAGTGCTCATGGTGGCAATCTTATTGCCAGGCCTAAAAATAATATTGCTATTGATGGTAGCAAAGTTCTTTAACAGTTGGATCGTCTCATTACTAATCTGCATTATATAACTCCTTGGTTTCTGTGTCATGCACGTATAACATTATAAGGGCATAGTGTAGAATTTTCAATATGTCTTTTCTATTTCGGCCTCCTTTTTTGCCATAACGCTGTGCATATTTGATAACGTTACCGCGTGTAAAGGGAATACCATCTCCCATGTCTATGATAAACTCTGTAGTCTGAATTTTGCCCTGAGCATAGTGTTCAGAATAGGTAGCGTCTACATAGGACTGTAGTTCTTCTAGTAGGTCTTTTTCATTGTACTTATAGGGAATATCCTGGGCAAATTCTCTGAACAATCCATTATTTTCAATTACCTCTACTTCGGGCGGAGGTCCTTTGGGCAAAGGCAAAGCAATTTTTTCTGGCGGTTCGCCTGCTTTGGTAAAAACTCGGTCCTTGTGAAATGTCATGAAAGCTCTGGGTGCCAGCCAGTTCTTAAGATCTGCACACTGAAAGGGCAACCACATGGGATCAATCTTTTCTAGTAACTTAATGTAGTTACGATCTACAATGGCAAGCTCTTCCAAGAAACTACCGGCTGTTAGATCTTCGGGCACCTGATCTGTTTCAGTAAAATCTATGAGTTTAAAGTGTCCATGTATAATCAAGAAGTAGGCATACAACAGATGCTCAAAAACCTGCATGGATAGATTTGTATAGTTTCTTTCTAGATCAAAGTACAGAAGAAACTCATGATAGGTGCTGCGTTCATAGACCGGTATATCATTAAACCAAAAGTAATCATTATCTGCAGGCAAAAGATTTTTATCTTCGGCATAGACCATGTTCTTGTTGGCCTGAATAATACCGGCTATACATTCATTGTTACTTTTTGTGCTATAAAATTTAGCATTATGCCAATATCTATCTACTTCTGCATACAGATCGGGTGTGCAAAAGAATTCACATTCATCATCGAAACTAAGAACATAGTCATAGTTTTCGTTTTTAGCAAAGGCTCTTTGGATGCCTATAAATTTTTTAATTACAGCCCAGGGTACAGTCTTGCCTTTGGCTTCTTCAAAGATAGACGCTGGTAATATTTCAATACTTAACTGCGGGCATGCTTCAAAAACCTGACCAAGATTTCTTTTAAAAATTATTTCTTCTTCGGTATTGGATAAAACAACCATAAGATCTGCATGTTCAAAAATTCTATGGGCAAGATAGGATTCTATAAGCTCATAGAAAAAAGGAAGTCTGGGCGAATGCGTTGGTACAACCAGACATACTTTGTTTAGAATTTCTGGAGGTGGGTCCACATAAGATATTTCTGTCATGATTTAATTGTGCTGTAGATAGGTGTTAAGATCTTCAGGGGTTCCAAGCCCCCACATTTTGTCTATGTCCTTGATACGAATTTTTAAGCGGTCTGCTATGGCCTGGTTATAGACCGGAGCCACATAGAATTCATTGTTTACTCGAATATTACGGTCAATCATCTGATGCGCATAACGACAGAAGTCACTGCCTTTGCGCCAATAGTACATGCCTACGGTTGCCTTATTACTAATGACTTTCTTTTCGGCTACTTCGCTTACGAATCCCTGCTGATCTAGTCTTACGTAGCTCCATTTAGGATGTGTATTTTCAAAGGTAACAATACCGCCATCGATTTCGTCATTGTTG